CACCTACGACATGTTCAAGTATAATAGAAAAGTCAAAGTAAACATGGACTCTTTCCTAAAAAGAAAGGATAGAATCTTCTTTGCTAAACTTGGAAATAGAAAAGCACAATATCTTGAGGAATTTTTAGTGGCAAACTTCTTGTACGATCCTAAGATTTGGATTGGAGAACTTTTGTCCGAAGAGTGCGAAAATAGATATAAAGAATGGAAGAGAAAACAAGAATCTCTTTCATACCATTTTAAAAATGAAATGTCCTTTATAGAAGGATGGGATTCTGATGAATTGAACTTGTGGTTTAGTTGTCCAGACAGCGACCACCCAAACATCATTAAAAAATTTTTGAGAAATGAAATAAGTTTAGAAACACTGGTAATGCTAAACTCAATTTTTAATTTTATGAAACATTATGACAAAAGAATCACCGATCCCATCTACAAAGGAGTTAGTCAACTATGCCACAAATACCAGCCCTTCTTAAAAGTGGACATACAAAAGCAAAAAAGACAGTTGAGGGAGATGGTGACAAATTGAGGGTGAATGTTAAAAGTAGGGTTTGCGCACTACTTTTACCCAAGAATGATGCATCTGTGCATATAAATAAAAGTGTAGAGTCTACTCTACATACAAACACATACTATCATACTTTAACACATTCAAATAATATTTGATACATTTAATACGGAGAATACATATGGCAACAAATTTCGCAGAACTAAAACGTTCACGCAACAAAGACTTGGAAAAACTTACACAAGAAGTTACCAAGTTGAACAGCAAGGAAGATGGAAAGAAGTCTTATGAAGACACTCGATTCTGGAAGCCTGTTGTAGATAAAGCAGGAAATGGATTTGCAGTCCTACGGTTCCTTCCTGCACCCGAAGGTGAAGACATGCCTTGGGTTCAATTGTTCTCACACTCATTTCAAGGACCTACTGGTCAATGGTACATCGAGAACTCACTCACTACCCTAAACAAGAAAGATCCAGTTTCTGAGTACAATACTCAATTGTGGAACTCTGGTCTCGATTCTGACAAAGATATTGCTCGTAAGCAAAAGCGCAAACTATCTTACATTGCTAATGTCTATATTGTAAAAGATCCTGCAAATCCTGACAATGAAGGCAAAGTTTTCTTGTTCAAGTTTGGCAAGAAAATTTTTGATAAACTGAATGATTTGATGAATCCTGAGTTTGAGGATGAAACACCGGTTAACCCATTTGATCTTTGGGAAGGTGCGAACTTCAAGTTGAAGATTCGTAAAGTAGAAGGTTATCAGAACTATGACAAGTCAGAGTTTGAAAGTCCTGCGGCACTGTCTGAAGATGACGATGAACTTGAGAACATTTGGAAGTCTGAACACAAACTTAAAGAATTCCTTGAGGAAAAGAACTTCAAGTCTTACGATGAACTGAAAACTAAGTTGAACAAGGTTCTCGGCATCGGTGGTGATAACATTCAAGAAGTTGCTAAGCCTGCTGGTCCTGTTGTTCGTGCTACAGAGTCTGAAGTGACAAAGCCTGTCGCTAAGAAGGCTAAGACCGTTGAGGATACACCGCCTTGGGATGACGATGATGAAAATCTGAGTTATTTCGAAAAGTTGGCTGAAGACTGATACAGTCTGAAGTCAAAGAAAAACCCACCAATCGGTGGGTTTTTTATTATCCGCCTCCGAACGATCCTTGATAATCGTTACCCCATCCGTAGCCACCTGATAGTCCTCTGTTTGAAGACCCAAGAATTGGATGGTAGTCTCTAACATTATCATCACGCATAACAGTGATTGCTGTTGGTCGTGAAGCAACAACCGTTGAATTGTCTACAACGGTGTTGTTGTTTGTTTGCGATAACGATGGTTCTTGTCTACCGCCATACATTTCATTGAGAAACGCATTAGTAGTTCCACTTGTTGGTTGTATAACAGGAACATTTATATTCGCTTCACCTTCTGTGAATTGACCAGTAGTTGCGGCTATGATTGGAGTTGCTGCTTCTACTTGGCGAATAATGCTTTGATCATTATCAATTGCAACCATATCTTCAGGTCTTAGAATAGATTGATCTACGAATGCTCCTGGAGCCGTTGTTGATTCGGCCGCGGCAACTGACTTTTCTCTTATGTTCATTCTTACCGCTTCAATAAATGCTCCATAATTTTCCATCAATAGTGCTGATCTAGTGTAATTACCAGATTTAATAGCTTCATCAACTGCGGCACGGTGAGCCAATCTAGCAGATTCAACATCGGTATATTTTGTATAGTCCATTAAACTTTGAAGCCCAGAATCTGTCTTTATAACATCTGCAATCCTAGCTTTTGTCATATCAGACACAACTTTCTGTTGCTCTTTACTTGTATATGCTTGGCCAAGATAGTTTTGAATTGTCTGTTTCATCTTTTCATCACCACCATAAGCCTGAGAAAATCTTGACGCTTCGGCTGCGGCCGCAAGTTTTATTTCATCAGCAGTCATTTGACGTTGACGATTAATTGTTCCCACTTTTTCAGTTGTAGTTACATCATAACTGGAGTAACCATATTCATAATCATATCCACCATAACTTCTAGTAACTGTTTCGAAAACGTCTTCGGTATAGTTGACTATATTTTTTCCATTTTTAACAATCATATCAGAGAAAAGTGTCGAATCAAATCCCAACATTTTAATTGCGCCGGTCGCATTCACCGATGCTGATGCCAATCTTTCAAATGCTTGAACATTTGTTTCCATTACTCCATCAATTTTTTGTCTGTACTCATCTAATATTGGATAAACACTTCTTAGCATATCCTCTGCATATTGATTCATTACATCCGCAAGTTCTTTTTTTATTTGCTCTTCTGTCTTACCGCTTGTTTGAAGTTTTATATCTTTTTGATATGCTTGAAATTGACTTTCTGTTGCAGATAAATCTAATGTTTTTGAAAGAGTTCCATAAGTTTTTGCAGTATCTTTAACTATGCCTTGAACAGATTCTAAAAACTCTTTATCGACAGCACCGTATTCGGTCCAGCTTTTATCACTTCGATACGTTCCGCCTTTTTGAAACATATCGGTGTAACTTTGCAGAGATGCGCCTTGTTCGCCGCCGACAGTTCCTACTATACCACCACCTCTAGCAGAAGGGGCTTTTCTTCCAAACAATCTATTTACCACTGCGGCAATTGGTGCTGCGAACATACCTAAAGGAGTAAACGATAAAGCAGCGGCAATATAGTTTACTGCTTTGCCGGCTGAGTATCCACCACTCAATGCTTTAGCCAATTGATATGTTGCAAATGCGGTACCAGCAGCGCCAATGGCTTGCCCTGCAACATTTGAAGCCGACATTCCTTCAAATCCGGTGTTAATCACATTTCCGGCAAGATCGGTTCCCACACCGCCATGGGCAAGCTGATTGTATAAAGTTGTACCAAATGAACCGGACTGCGACATACCTGCAAAAAATTGACCACCCATACTTCCAACGCCATATCCCATTTTAGCCAAAGCCTGCGAACCCAAATTACCCATGCCGGCGCCGACTCCGCCCTGAAGCATACTATATAAGTTAGAACCAATTTGACCAAGTTGAGAATATGCAGCGGCTCCACCTTGAGTAAACAGTGTATTGGATAAACTTCCTGTGACAGAATTAATTCCGGCTTGAGCAAGCATTCCGCCGAGAGTGTCTTGTCTAACACCTAATGATCTACCTAATGCTTGACCTCCAGCAAATCCTAAGAAATTACCAGTCATACCCATTAGATTATCGAATGCACTACCGCCACCGGCCTTTCCTTGACCAAGCCAAGGAGGAAGTCTACTTGCGTTTGCAGGGTTAGCATACCAATCATCCATATCAGCGGCAGTCCAGTTTCCTCGAGGCATTGTGCCTGATGGCTGTCCTCCAAATCCGAACGCTTCCTTGACAGCACCGAATACTGTACCAAAGAAATTTTGTTGTCCTTGACCAGCACCATATCTTAAAGTATCGGCTGTATTTTTAGCAGACTCCTCATCAATCTTTGCAGAAGTTTGCGCACCAGTAACCAAAATTGATGCAGAAGCCTTAGCGGCTTCAAATTGAACACGGCCGGCGGCCTTTGATCCCTCCAACAATATATTTGCACCCATTGCAGGTCCTGCAACGGTTGGGTCCATCATAGGATCAACTTTATACATTCCCATACCATTAGGCGCCATAGTAAACAAGTCTGCTAATGGCCCAGTAGAAATGTCTGCTAGTGTTTGTGAGAACTGTGCAATTGCAGTATCAACGCCACGCTTGCCGGTGATCGATTCTAGGAATGTTCTTGCATCTGTAGCAACACCAGTCATACCAAACACAATGTCTGCGTATGCTTCTTTTTTATTACCTTGGGCAAAATTGTTCAATGCACGATTCATCAAGTCGGAAGGAATACCAAGAGCAGGAGCAATAACTTGATTGACTGCTTGACTGGTATAACTTCCAAGTAGTTTTTGGAATATCATACCCATGCCGCCGCCTTGTTGTTTACCAAACAACTTTTCGCCTAGGCTCTTGAATGATGCGCCGAGATACTTGTCTATGATTGCAGAGCCACCCATCACGAATGCTTGAGAACCTGTTACCCCAAGATTTCCTAGTGATGCTTTTAGTGTGTTCTCATATATGTTTTTTGCAGTCTGATTGAATTGACGATATAGTTCTAAACGTTCACGCTTATATCTTTCATTCTCATCATCAGCAATTTTTTGTGCTTGGTCAATTCTTTCTTGTTGAAGAGCGTGAGCCTTCTCATCAGCCTCTTTCTTTCGAATGGCTTCTTCTTGAGCAATTCGTAAATTCTCAGTCATTGCTGCGCCCATTTCGGCATCAGCACGATCTATTGCTTCAGACCACTTATCATCAGGAGACACAGTAACAGGTTTATCTGGCTCTCCAGTTGGTTGTCGTATGTCAGACCAATTTGCATAATCTTCATTAGGTCCGCCACCGCCAGTGCCCATGAAGAATGATCTTGCTCTTCCTGGATTACCCTGTCCACCTTGACGAGCACCACCATCATAATAGAACTGTGATGCAGCCTTGCCGCCTTCCATTTGAACCATTGCCTTCATTACTTCTGGCAGTAGTTCTAAAGGAATTTTATCGTCAGGACGAAGACCGGTTCTTGAACCGATGAAAGAAATATAACCTTTAGTATTGTTCTCCGACTCTGGAGCATACTTGCTTACGAATCTACCTAGAGTCATTCCTCTTGTCTGAGTGTCTAAGTATAATTGGCGATACATTGCTTCCATGCCCGCTTCTGGAGTCGAAAATCTAGCAAAGCCTCTTTCTCCAGGTACTGCGCCTTCTAGAACACCTCCAGGACCGGTGAATCTTGAATCGTATCTTATGTTTCCGGGATTGAAATTTCTAACTGAAAGTGGATCGCCTGCAACAGCTTCACCTGGCACACTAGAACCTGCCACTGGACTCATTGATCGTGGTGCATTAGGTCTAGTATTAACAGGCGCAACTGGACGAGATGATGAGGATGTAGACGGTGCCGTCGGCGGAGCCGGCGGCGGAGGTGCGGCAGTTGGCGGCGCAGTAGAAGTTGGAGTTCCTTCATCCATTTTACTAAATGTAATTCTTTCAAAACCAGTAACATCATCAAACACTTTACCAATTCGCTGACCGAAGACTGTAAAGTTTTTCAGTTTACCAATGAGTACATTCATTCCATCAACAAAGAAGTTAATGGAAGTTTCAAAAGAAGAAATTACAATATTAATAAGTCTTGATATAGGCGCTTTTAGCAAGTTTCCGATTAGCGCAAAGGTTTGAGTAAACCCTCGCATAAAGGAATCGTACAAGCCTTTTATACCACCCATCATTTTGTTTGGGTTGAATGTCAAAATACCAACCATCAACTCAATGACGGATTTCAGACTTCCACCAATTGTTTCAAATGCGATTTTTGCAAAACTTCCCACGAACTTGTAAATCGCCATCATTGGTTCTGAAGTTAACAGACCACCAAAGAACCTAAACAAGTCCATCATTTGAGTAGCAATCTCGTCAGTTAACTTAGTGATTGCGGCCGTCATGTCTTTCTGAACGGTAGTTTCTTCTCCCATCAGGCCCGCAACGAAGTCCACAATAGCACCGAAGCTGCCAAAGAATCCTCCAATAAAGGCTTTGATTCTATCACCAAAAGTAACATCTTCAACCTGTTTGCCTAGTGTTTGCGCAATAGTACTTGTATCAAATGCGGCCTGAAGACCGTCAATGGTTGTAAATATCCAACCGATAACTGGTAATGCTTTCATAAACTTACCAATCATCTTCAACATAACATCTAGATCAGTGATTGCAGATAAAAATCTTCCTAAACCTTTTGCACCTTCGCCAATTGACACACCAACGTTTTTGACAAATAGGAAGACTTTGGCCATGGCCTCACCCATCTCATCAATGAAATTCATCATTCCTTTTGGAATGAGATTCTTGATCTTTGCTAGTGTTCCTGTCTCATCAAGCACACCTGCACCAGGAACTTCAGGAGGAACATACTGAGGTCTTGCTCGTATCTTATCCTCGGCACTCATCAAGAAACCTGGTTTTTCTGGAGTTGCTCCAGCTGGAGTTGCTCCAGCGCCGGGCGCATCTGGTGCTGAAGGTGTAGGAACTTTTGCTCTAATGTCTGCTACAAATGCACGACCAATTTCAGCCAAATCGTCTGCAATAGTTCCGGCAGCCTTTGTAATAGGACTTGCTTTAATTGCATCAGAGATAGCAGTGAATCGTGCATCGAGAGCTTGTCCCAAAGAAGTAAATTTACCTTCTACTACATCACCAAGTTGAGAAATGCTTTTAATAAAGTCTGAGCCTTTAATTGCTTCAGCCAAAGCACCAATAGATGAAACAACTGCACCAGGAACACGGGAGAATGTCAACTTCATCGTGTCAAATAATTGATCGATGTATTTTACAATGTCACTTTCTTGAATTGCTTTAATTGCGCCTCTAATCTTAGTGGCAATTTCAACAGGAATTGCTTTCAAGTCATCTATCAAAGAACCAAATGCTTTGAATAGATCGCTTTCTTTAATTAACTTAATAAAGTCTGTAAATGCGTTGCCTAGATCTTTAATTGCGTTGTCAAATAATAATTTTAGATTTTCAAGTTTAAGAATGTCTGCAAGATCAGAAAATAATTTTCTTAACGCATTTGAAGTTTCAGGTAACAAAGCGCCAAGAGTCTTAAATAAGTCTCCTATCCATCCAGACAATTTTGCAGGAAATGCAGAAAGTAATCTAGCAACTTCATCTAGCCAACCACCTAATTTTCCTGGTATGTCTTTGAAGAATTTTATAATGTCATCAACGAATGAACCCAATTTACCTGGTATGTCTTTGAAGAATTTTATAATGTCATCAACGAATGAACCCAATTTACCTGGTATGTCTTTGAAGAATTTTATAATGTCATCAACGAATGAACCCAATTTACCTGGTATAGATTTAAAGAATTTTATAATGTCATCAAGGAACAAACCGAGTTTTCCTGGTATGCCTTTGAAGAATTTTATAATATCATCAAGGAACAAACCGAGTTTTCCTGGTATGCCTTTGAAGAATTTTATAATATCATCAAGAAGTCCTGATAATCTTAGTTGCAATCCTTTGAGTAAGTCACCCAACTTAAAGGCTTTTAACAAATCAAATAATCCGTTCAGTGCTTTTAGTAATTTACCAAAACCATCTTTAAGATATTTTCCCAACGCTAAGAGTGGTGCAAGTAAATTTTTCCACAAAGCACCTTCTTCTTTATCTTTTCCTAGAAGTGCCTTTAGAATCTTCTCTAGATAATTGTTGGACTCTTTTTGCTGTCCTAGAATGTCACTGAACAACTTGCGCTGTTCATTTGCATTTTCTTCGGCAAAACCTTTTTCTGCCCTCCTCTGTTCTTGTTCTCTACGAAGAGCGGATGTTTGATTTTTTAGAGCTTTTTCAATTCCTCCAATGGCAGGCGCTAGTAAAGCAGGATTTGAGGAAACAAAAGCACCTTTCATTCCAGATGCAAATCCGGAAATCTGACTTTTTATTTGTGAACCCAACTTACCTACTAAATTGTTGTCTGCCATAAGTGTTCTTCTTTTTATTTGCGTCCTGGTCTAGACCTTGCCTTCATTTGAGCGGCTTCTTCTTTTTGTCTCTGATTTTCATCCTTTATCCATTGTGTTAGTAGTGTCACATAAATGTCCCTCTCAAAGGGCATCATTTCTTCCAACTCAGTCAAACTATATTTATGATGCTGTACTAATGCAAAATTTGTTTTATAATAATTGACTAAGTTTTCGTGAGAGAGACTTAACCGAAAAAACTCGCCATGCCTTCTAGTTCAGCACTGTCTTCACATCCGCAAGCAGGGCATGTCCACTTAACAGTATGCTTCAATTTTGGCATTGTGCTAAAAAATTGAGTGATCTTGGCAAATTGCTCTTGAGACAAATCATTAACAAATGCGGCAATCTCTTCAGGTGTTGTTTCCGATGAAGGATATACATTCTCTGCATCGTAAATGTAATCTACACTTTCACAAACAACAGAAACAATTGATTCAATCTGAGACTGACTCTGCGCAGATTGCATTTTGTCTGCTAGTGCAATGGTCGGATACTTCAAACAAATGCCGATATTGTTTTCAACGTCAAGCTGAATTTTTGAATTGTGTCCCTCAGGCTTTTCAACCTCAACTTCCATTAGATTGAGTTTGAAATCGTGTAAGTGTTCACATGCTTTGCCTTTGCTATTTGTTTTGTTCGCATGGCCAAGTCTCAAATCAACAGTTTCGCCGATAGACTTTGCTCTCAAACGAAGGAAGAAGTATTCCAAATCAAACATAGGTAGTTGGTCTACATCAATCTCATCGATTGCGCAGTTGCCAATAATCTGTTTAATAGCACGGAACATTTCACCCTGCTCTTGGCTCTCTAGAGCCATCAAAAGAATTTTCTGTTCCTTAACTAGAAACGGACGGTATTTAATTTGCACACCATTAGATGGAAGTGTCAATTCAAAGATTGGCGATTTAATTTTTGGTAAAGCCATAATAATTCTCCTTATATAATTGCAGAAAGTTGTTTCTTAAAGAAATCAACGGTGTGATATCTATAAGACATAGTTACAGTAAATCTTTGATAAGTGTCATTTTCTTCCCAACTAGCAGTCATTGGGCTTAATGCAATAGGAAACGCATTGTGCATATCATATTTCACAAGTTGAATTCTATTGTCATTAACTTGAGTCACACTCACCTTACCCCCAAAAGCATATTCATCATAATATCTAATCAAGCCACCAGAAACTTCTGATGATGATGCATTTGGATGGGGAGTATAAACAATGTTGTCCATCCAAATTTCAAAAAACGCTCTTTCACGCATATCATCTGAAGCCATAACAACCAAGTTAATGTCGTTATATGTCATATCATACGCATATTTTAATGTTGATCCGGTTGTTGTATCATCGGTGGTAGCAATTGTTTTTCCTGGAAGTTCAGCAGCCTCACAACGAAAACGAAAAGTGCTGTTTAAGTCACCGTTTTGAAAACTAGACGATCTAAACCAATCTGCTACACCACTACCATTTCTGGCCGAACCATATAAAGTAGCTCCACCGCTAGTTGTTGAACGACCATTGATCAAATTCTGTATTGTTGGTGGTAGAAAAATTTCAGCAAAAAATTGATTTGGTCTAACTGGTCTGTAATTTGCTTTAAAACTTGATATACTAAACATTAAATCTTGCTCCTACTGTCGGTCCAAACAGTTTCTTTAGTAGCTTTCTGGAATCTTTCAAAAGGCAGAAATAATGCAATATCCCACTCAACTGCGGTAATCTCCAAAAATGGTGAACGTACATGATCGTACAAATAGTGTTTTACGGTTGGACTAAATGCTTTATATTTAGCTGCACCTTTTAGAATAGAATATGATAAACGAACTTTAGTTGTTTGATCATATTTTTTGTTTGTTACTGTACTATAAATTGCATCCATTAATTTAGCACGAAGAGTTGGTGGTAAATAATGAAAGTTTATTCCTAAAAATCCGTCAGAATATTTTTCTACTGGAAAAATTAATGGAAAAGTATCATAGTAAGGTAATGTTTTTTTACCCTTAGGATCATAGCGAAACAGATACATCATGCCAGGCTCAATGTCTCCCACTTGACGTTTCTTTTCAAACTGACGAACTACACGGCTAGGTTGTATAGAAGACATTCCTTGAAACTGGCGTGCCGCGTCACGATACCAATTTCTAGCTTCAGCACTTCTTGCTGGCAATTGACCAGATTGTATGCCTTGATAAATGAGTTCCTTAAATACGATCATGAATGCCCTGTTAGCGTTGTTTATACATATTTATGTCAAATCTTTTTCTGTGAGTATTTTAAAATCCCACTTTCTATCTTGGCAATAATTTGTTGCCGCTTTCCATTTGGCTTGATTTACGCCCCAAGTCATAACTTCGCTGATAAATCTTCTTGTGGGTTTTTTTCCAGGCTCAAGTCTTTTAGGCTCTTTTGTTTGAGACATTGGTTTTACTTCTATCAAAGAAGCACGAAGATTGCCATTTGAGTCTTTATATTGTATCCAAAAATCAACAAAATAACGGTGCCAACGGTTATCAACAGGCGATACATAAGGCACAACAATCTCTTCCGAAGACCACTTCAGAATAGATGAATTTGTATCACAGTAGACCATAAATCTGCGCTCTAACAAACTTCTATAGATGATGTTTGTCGGATCACCGTCATACTTTGATGAATTTTTTGGTTTATATCTGCCTTTGTATGCCATAGCGAATTATAAATACAGTGAAGTATTTAGACATTTCATTTAAGGATAAACATGACAAGAACAGTTTTTTGGTTAACATCTGATTCCGGAGAAACGGTTTTTCCTGATGAAGTAGAAACAGGTATTTCTTCGGGAAGATCAGACCAAGACATTAACCGATACACTATTTTGGGTGTAGGTGGAGGAACGACTATTCAATATCCACTTAATACAGACGGATATAATGTTCCATATTTAAGATTTGTATTCATGGATGCATTCGGATCAAGAATTGAGCAAGCACCAAAAATAACTTTAAAATTACCTAACGCATTTAACTTGTCAAATTTTTCCGATTACAGCAAAACTGATCAAATTTTTAGCGGAAGAAATGAGTTATCTAGTGCGATTAATTTGAAAAGAGGACAAGATGCGACAAAAGAAGGATTTGATCCTACAACTTATGTGGCAT